CCATTGCCCTGAATGGTAAGCAGCGTTTTTGTGCATGTCCATGGGGCTACTGCTCAACAAATATGGCCCAGCCGCTCCTGGGGCCATTGACTTGCCAACGTTGATGAAATGCAGCCTGCCGCACGCTGACGCGATAACCAGACAGTGCAGGGTTATGGGAACCCCTTTCAATATCTGGCAGACCTAGTGGATCGCTCATGAGCCAACTCGCGTCGTTGCTGTGTCGCCCGCTGTAGCCGTGGATGACAGACCAATGTCCGCAAGCTTCACTGCCGCACATCGGCGGTTCACCTCGCAGCATGTCACCACGGTGATACCACCCGGCCATAACGATGACGCCCGCGTCAATGGCCTCCATCACGTCTTCTGCATCAGCATTGTCAACAAAGCGAACCTGCAGGCCCAGGCTCGTCAGTGCTTTGACGTGAGCGTAAACAGAGGTGGTGTCCCCGTATCGCTCCCTAATCCGTTCGTACTCCTCTTGCGTGGCGATTTTTTTGAAATAAGCCGCCGCCATCGCCCCAGACGAGGTGAAGCACTTGCGTTCACCGCCAGGCAGGTCAAGTTGTTTGAAGTAGCGAGGCAAGAACACCTCCTGATCAATGCCGCTGGCTTTCCAAGCCTGAAACCACTCAGCCTCCTCAGACAATAATTCTTTGGGCATCGCCTCCTCCAGCTGCTTGATGGCAGCCATGCGGTGCGGCACGTCTGGCTTATACCACTCAAAAAATGGAAGTAGCGACAGCACGGATGTGACCGCTAGAGCTGGCCTGATCTTGCTTGATCGCAACTGGCTACGCCAGAGCTGTATCCAGCGATAAAGATAACCATTGAACCGCAGAGCAACAGCGTGACCGCGCCGCCTGCAATGAACCAACCAGTTGCTGAGAACGCGGACAGCTTCACTTCTCAACACGAGTATCAGGCAGAAGCAGCTCTTTTAGATGCTTCACAGCAAGATCATCCAAGTCGTTATCAGTGCGAGTGACGATTTTCTCAAGCATCGCCACAATCAGCTCCTTAAATGCCCTGGAGCGCCACATCGTCATGACCAAGGGCTTAAGTACCAAAAGCATGGGATTGCTTTGAACTGCATTAATACGTTAGTGCCTATCTGAATGGCCTTCCAGTCGTGCCACTGAACGCTCTAGCTCGTTCAATCTGGCGAACACCTCAACATCTTTGGTTTTGATGTCATCGTGCAGGATCTGCAACCTGCTGGACAGATTGTCCACGGCAGTGGTGAGCCGCACCAAAGAATCACGGCCCTGTTGGCTTTGACGGTTTAGCCCTGAAACGCCCAGCCCGGCTACGGTGACGCTAGCCCCGGCAACGGCGGCCCAGACTTCAACCATGACCCGCCCCTTACGCTTGCCCAATCATGGCAGAAACCAAGGAAGCGCAAAGCCAAGAACAGGAAGACCACGGCAATGGCTGGCTTGGCGATCTTGTCCGCATCACGATCATGCTTTGGGCCATGGGCATCATCACGGCCAACTATTTGGGTTACTTCAAAGGGTCGATTGATGTGACTTTCTCGGCTTCGCTGCTCGCCTCAACCGCTAGCACCTACGGCTTGACAATGAATAGAACAGGGAAGAAGAAAGAAGAGAAAAACGTTATCGTTGAGAAAGATTCCAAAGCTGGCATCAAATGACCCGCGCACTTTTGGTATTGGGGATCACTTTGTTGGCTGCCCCGGCACATGCTGACCTCCGGCATGTGATGACCCAAAGCGCCCAAATCTCGGTGGATCAGGCCTACAGCTCGGCCACTCGTGGCGGCACCACCTACAGCAGCCAAGGCACCAACGTCACCCCGTCGGTGACAGCCAGCGGCACAACGACAAGTAATCGAATCGGCGGCCTGGACATGTCCACTATCACCAGTGGCGTGCCGGACATCGTGGACACGGACTATGACGTCACAACCCCCGGCTCGGCTTATTCCATGACTGAGTCGCTGACCGTCGGCGACAGTATCCCCAGCTCCACCACCGTGACGAATGGTGTTGTGCCTTCTCTCCCAGCAATGATGACGACCATCACTGGTGCGGGCGGCGAAACGGGCTCTCTCGCGGCGACCGTGACATCGAGTGGCCAAGCAACCGTCACGGCTGGTGATGCTGGAACCTCGGCCATCTTGTCCACCAAGATCGAGCTGGAAATTGACTAGGGCTTGGCTGCTGGTTTTGCTGCTGCCTGGCTCAGCTATGGCCGCACCTATCGTTCCCCAGTTCACCCAGGGCCAGCTCAATTCGCGGGTCGAATCCACAACGGTGATCCAAGAATCCATCACCAGTTACAACTATCGAACCGGCTACAGCTATTCAGCCGCAGGCCATAACGTCGAAACGGTGGGCGATGTGCCCATCTCTCCTGATGCCACCGTCACCAACAATCAGACCGTCGGTGGCGTGAACTTTTCTTGGACTAGCCCCCACCTTGAAACCAAGCCCCAATGGCAAGTCGTCAATCCTGGCGAAAGCTGGAGCATCACAGAATCGTTCATGGCCCCTGGCCTCGACGCCGTAACTCAGGTGCAGAGGACGATCACCACGGAAACCGTGCAAGAAAGCACGTCGGTGTTCTCGCAGTAATCGCAGCGCTCGGGAGTCCTGCTTACGCCAACACAACAGTGGCAAACCCTTCGAGCACATCGACAGGCTCGGTGGTCAACAACGCCTATCAGATGATGACGGGACCGCATCCGATTTATCGGATGTCGCAGGGGATTCAGTGCCCTGGGCCTACGCTAACGGTGTCGCCTTTTGTGACCGGCAGCAGGAATTTCGACCTGCCATTTGAGTCAACAACGCGGACGCCTGTTTATTCAACAGCAGATAGCAATGACGATGGCGAGCCTGATTCGCCAGGCAAGGTGCTCTACTACTCAGAGCTGCCACGATTTGAGAAGGATCGGCGCTCGCTGAACTACGGCATCACGGCCACCTTTTCTGTGCCGCTGGATCGTGGCTTGGCTGATCAGTGCAAACGAGCCGTCAACACAAACATCAAATTGCAGGAGCAGTTGCTAGCAACTAAACGCTTGGAGCACGAGCTGTTCAGAGCCCAGAAGTGCGGCGAGCTGGCCAAGGCAGGCGTGCAATTTACGGGCCAAATGTCAGTGGTGTGCAGTGACCTGATTGTCACGGTGCCACCCGTTGAGATGGTGCCCCACACGCACGCTATTTCCGCGCCTTCCGCTGCGCCTGCTTCCTCAGGAAAGTAGAGGGCCGCGCCTCCTTCTTACGGGTCACAATCTCCTTCGCCTTGGTCAGCAGCTTCTTCACCACGGGCTTGATGATCCGCACCAAAAACGGCGTGCTCAATGCAGCGGTGGTTGCAACAACAGCAATGCCTGCGGTCTGCGCTGCCTCGTAAGGAGACGGAATTGCCTTGACCAGCTGCTCCGTCACAGGAACGTTGCGGTAGACCTCTTTGCACACGCCATCGACCAGCTCATAAGACTCCAAGATCTTGCGGCCATTGGGTGACAGCGTGCCAACCTCTGTGGCATCAGCTGGCGGACACTTCACCTCTGGCGGCGGCTTGTCCTTTGGTGGTGGTTTTGGGTCAGCCTTTTGCTGTGCTGGTGGCTTCTCTTGTTCTTGATTTTGTGCCGGTGTCGGCTCAATGATCTGCAGCTTGCGCGGGTTCCAATCCAAGGGAACGTAACTGGGCATCTCACCTTCAGGGCAAGAGATGCCAACGCCGTTCGGGTCATCCCGCAGCAGAGATGGATTCAGGTGTGCGTCTCTGTGGACCCTGGCACATCCTGGCTTTTGGTATATCGGACGCGGCGCTAAGTTCTGTGTGACCGGCGGTGGGAATACATGCGGCTCAGGGATGGGCCGTATCTCAATCGTCGGGATCTCAATATCAGGAATGTCCGGCATGAAATCAGGCGATCGCTTCGTGGCAGGTCAGCTTTTCATTGAGAGAAACCGCAGAAGAGAAGGGCCGCCCATTGTTTACACCGTAATGAACGGGACCAGCGCCAGGCCGTTTACAGATACAAAGGCCATTTTGAAGTGGGTCAAGTGGCCCAAAGGTACGCCCACAGGTGACGCGCTACGGGAATGGCTAGCGTCGTTTGACAAGAAACCTGAGACACCCGCGCCAGAACTGGACATGGCGCAGCTGCAGCGTGAAGGCTTCGGGCCGGAATGTCATGACCCAGAGGATCCGACTGCCAACACCAAGATGGTGACCTGATTTCTCCTGTGCTATGAATGGCATACGCAGGCCGACCACCGTTGAGTTCGGAGTCCGTTACTGCGTTTCTGGAATTGAACGCCCCTTGGCCCTGATGCAGCCAAGCGTGGTTAACAATCCAGAAAGCATCTCTTGAGAACCCCGTCCTAGGCGGGGTTTTCTTGTGTCAAGGCAGTGGAATTGCAGGCCCTGTGGCTTTGGGCAGCTTGGGCATCTCCGGGACAGGCACCTGATCAAGGATCGTTTTTGTCAGCTCTAGCTTCAGCTCGCTGGCGTAGTTTTTGACCATTGACGGCACGCGGGTGTAAGCCATCACGCCCATCACAGCCATCGTGCCAGACATGACGAAGCCAAGAACGCCGAGCAGGTTGCAGACCTTTTGCATAGCAAAAAGGCCCCTGTAGAGGGGCCAAGAAACGTGTGAGGTTCCAAGCAGAAGCTAGCTCAGAATTTGTACTTCATGCCAGCCTTCAGGCCATAGCCAGCGTCGCTGTCCTTGTACTTGGCATAGGAAACCTCGCCGTAAACATCCAGCGGTTCTGCCACAGGAGCAGACACGTTGGCCTTGCCAGAGAAGCCCACAGAGGTGTCACCTGCATCAGGCTGGAGCCAAGAAGGACCTCCCTGGATGCTGAAGTTGCCTTTTTCCCAGCCCACATGAGCGTCAAAAACAGCACCGCCAAAGTCAGAACCTGACCAGGCACCGTTCCACTCAGGGTTCAGGAAAAACCCGTCGGCCTTGGCTGCAGGAGATGCCAGCACAGCTGCCGAAACGACGGCACCACTCACAAGAAGAGTTTTGAACATTGAAAAGGGGATTAACGTTTTCCTTGGCCACGATACTTCTTGCGGCCGTGTGACACTTTCGAGTGCTGTCCATCACCTTGACGTGTCTTTTTAGGCCGGCTAGGGACAAAGTTTTGCCCGTTAAGTGACTTGGCCATCAGTAGCCGTCAGTTGACTCCAAGTTCTGATATTTAGCCGCCAAGCCAGTGAACAGGCCATGCTGAGGATGGCTGATCATGTCGCGGCCATCAAGGAAGAACAATTCTTCCAGCCACATGGTCCTTGCCCGCATCGCAGGCAAATCCTGTGCCCCCGGCTTGGAGGCGATCATCGGGTCAGGGCGTTGCATCAAATCACCAGCCAGAAGGTTTGCCAGACGCCTGAGTCGGATTGATCTGCTCAGTGATCCGTGCAGCCAGTGCATCCTGAATCTCAGTGACTTTTTCGTCACCACCGAGCTTGGCCTGCACAGCAGCCACAATCTGATCCTCGGTCAAATCCTCAAAATCGACCAAGGTGTCAGGACGATCAAGGCCGATGCTGCCGTAAGCGCCTGAGTTGTAGCCGTTGCCGTCAGCGTCAACCTGATCGCTGATTGCGGTCACGGTGTAGTGAGCCGTGTGAGCAAAATTATCACTGAGATCCCGTTGAAGGTCAGCGATTTTCCAGACGTAGGTGTTAGCCATGATGGTGTGAAGACAGAGAAAGTTTAGGCCGATCAGCAAGCCATCAGCACACAAGGTACGCAATAACTGCCGTCTGAGTAAGTAGTAGAAACCGTGGTGCTAGTCACCTTGGCAATGGTCTTAGAACGCACGATGTCATCATCCTGTGGCTTTGCCGTTCCATCACCAGCAGACATCAGCAGATCACCGCGTGCAACGGTTGTGCCCTGTGCAATGCGGATGATGAAGTCACCCGTCATCGCGCAGTAGAAGTCGTTGTCATAGGTGTCGTCGTCATCGTCCCAGGCTTGGAACACGCCAGCCACATTTGGGTCGCCTTCAACATCGCTGACCTTCATACGGTTCAACTGTTCGTTGTCTTCCGTTCCTGCATCTCGTGCAGGTGTTTTTACATCGCCAACGCTGACACCTTCAGGCAACTCATCCTCCTCGGTGTAAAGCACTGCATCTTGTGCCTCATAGGCCCATTCGCACATCTCATCAAGGTTGCTCAGCACAGAGCCTCGTAAAATTTCAGACCGTGCTGCGCCGCCTGCAAGTTGTGACCAACGAGACAAGTGACCGCCGTTGTAAGAAACGGTGCTACCTGAAACGGTGACTGAGCCCTCTGTTGTTCCATCTTGATCAAATGCAACCAACTGCCCATCGCCAGTTAATCGGTTAATCAAAAGTCCACGGTCATCAACTGATGTGATCTCAAGTGGCCCATCTTTGAGAAATTGGAACCCACGAGTCCCTATATTTGTACCCGTTTTGTGAAAATAGATATTGCCATCGCTCCTAATCCGCATCCGCTCGGTCGGAGTGCCGCTAGTGTTCCCATTAGTGGCAAGAGCTAAATAATATCCTGTGCCGTCATATGAATACCCAATATCAACACCGTGTATAGCACTACCATCAAATCCTGACAGCATACTAGAAGTTAAATTCGTAGTGCTATAACCCATATTTGCAGTAAATGCTTTTACTCCTAAGTAAGAAGAGCTTGAACTAACTGTGCCTGTTTTAGCTTCAATTATGCTGCCAGATCCTGAAGATGATAATCCCACCAGCAACCGCCCCAAGCTGTCAATTCGCATCCGCTCGGTACTAGCGTCTGCGTCATAAGTGACTAAAGCGCCAGAATCATTAGCATAAAAAGTATAATTCTTGCCAGAAGCAGCTGTATTTTCAAGACTTAAAAACGCTACGTTTGAATGTGCTACGGATAACCCTTGAGCTGAAGCGCTAATGGCTGTACCAGGACTCGTAGTTCCAATGCCCAAACTGCCATTTAGATAACCAGTTCCATCACCCTTAACGCTAAAACGTTCCGTTCCAGCATTTTGAACTAAAAGCGTTTTAGCAGCAGTTGTGCTCGTCTCAACCAACAAGCCAGCATCAGTTGATGCACTGCCTCGCGTATTTTTAATCTCAGCAAGTGTTCCTGCGAATGAAGATTCAACGTGCAGAAGGCTTGTAATGTTAGAAGAAAGGCCAACCCCCATGCGGCCACTTGAATCGATCCTGACTCTCTCCGTCGGGCTACTTGCACCGCTCGCTGTAGTTGAAAAAGTTAGATTTGTTGCATGACTAGATCCAGAAGTCCACGCAGCATCTGAAATGCCAACAATCGTACCTCCAGAATTGCCACTATTGTCTACAAACTCGATTCGCCCAAGTTCCTGATCAACGCCACTTGGCAATGCGCCCTTTGCTAATGCAATAGTTGCCTGATTAGTAGCAGAAGCACCATTGCCCTGTAAGCCAAGAGAAACATAGGTTTTAGCTGCACTTGTCGTCCCCACGAGGAGCCTGCCACTTGTATCGATGCGTGCTCGCTCCGTACCTGATGAGCTGCCAGGAGTGCCCCCAATATGAAATACTAGATTTCCGTCATTGCTAAATAAAACTGGCGCATCATTAGTGCTTGTACTTTCAAAAAATAAGCGTGGGCTATTTGTATTATCTGTGCACGTTAGGCTTAGCCCATGTGGATTATTTCCAGTGCGGGAGATCTCAACGTCAGTGCTAGGCGAGGACTCTTTAATACCGATGCGATCATTCCCTGCATCGACAAACAGCATGTGAGTGTTGCCGTTTGACTCCACGCGGAAGTCAACATCATTGCTGGGGTCGTTAAATACAACCTCAGAGCTGCCAATCTCAAGGCGCTCTGCACCACCAGTAGCAAAACCAATCGTGTCAGATCCGCCGAATAGGCCACTGTTAGTGTCCGAGGCGAAACTCAGGCCAGGCGTTGAGGCTGAGCCGTCCTCAATCAGCATCGTGCCGTCAAGCTCTCGCAGCGTGATCCATGCGTTGTTGGCGCTGTTCCTGATCTTCAGGACGTTGGCAGTTGTGTCAGCCCACCATTGATATGCGTAAGT